GAGAGACTGTGACCCACACAAGTTTTGCGTATATTTGCACATGTTTTTAGGCCAAATGACCCATATTGGCGGCGTCTTTCCGCATCTTTCTTTTTCCGTGGAAATGCAGACGATTCCATATTGCGGGGGTGGCGAATGATTGTCCTTTCGCTCTTCAGCGCGGCCCTTGCCGCGTGGGTAGCAGCCTTTCTCTCCCGCCCACGTCTCCCGGTTCCCGGTAATGAGGCAGCGGAGATTGTTTATAGTCGGTTGATGGGAAATAAGGACGGTATACAACTCTTCGCTGTGCTGCTGAGTTACGCGGCGATCTTCGCCGCTGTCATCACACTGACAAGGTTGTGAGGCGGCAATGCTTGGGCTGTGGAAGGCTAATCGCCTCCGGTTCACGCTGTAAACCCTGCCAAGACGCTTACCGCTCCCGAAGCCGTCTCCCTGAGTTAGTAAAGCTACGGGATAACTACACATGCCAAGAATGCGGCTCCGGTCTACCCGTTGAAGCCCATCACATCGTCCCGCTAGCCGCAGGCGGCGCGGATAGCGCAGAGAACATGACAACCCTCTGTTGGGTTTGCCACGATAGACGGCACGGAAAGAAGAGGCGCAATGGCTAACCCGCGCAAGCCTTCGGATAAGAGACAGAACCGGGTAACGAAAGACGTTTCGGGGCTTGTGCCGATTGGCCACCCGCAAGGGCAGGGGTTGGATTCCAACCCGGCCCCGAAGCCCCCGGTTCCTGTCTCTGCGAAGGTGCGTCGGTATTGGCAAGCGTATTGGTCTTCCCCTGTCTCTCAGGTAGTAGACCCGAATGTAGACGCCTTCCTGCTCGTTAGATGGATCACCTACGTAGACGAGTGGGAAACCGCTACCAAGACGCTACACGCCGAAGGCATGACGGTTGTAGGCAGCACAGGGCAAACGGTACTGCATCCTCTGGCGCGATTACGCGCCTCATTGGAAACAGAACTCAGCGCAATCGAGCAACGGCTAGGGCTAGACCCGAAGAGCCGCGCACTACTCGGCATCGCGGTAAACCAATACAAGAAATCGGCAAGCGACTTGGTAGCGGATATTGCCACTCTCGCGCCGGTTTCGCTTGACGATTGAACCCATGAAAGAAGCAGACAGAGGCGCAAGATTCGACGCAACCTGACAAGGGGAGATTAGCGGGTGTGAGTCCCGCCTGTCTGCATTATTCTGAAAGAGTCAAACATGCTGCAACCGGGAGAGACGGCAAAGTACCGGCATGTCGCAAACCGTGACCTTGTGACGGTGACGCGCTTCGCGGCGCGTCAGTTATGGGAAGACGCGGCAAGCAAGATGGAAGCGAATCCGATTACGAAAGAGCGCGAATACGATCATATCCGCGTATCCCCTTCGGACTGTGAAATAAAGCCCGCGTATGGCCCCGCGTTCCTCTTTCCGTTCCTCGCGTTGGAATGCGCGTATGAACGGGAGCCGGAAGCGGCGTAGGATGGCACGACTGAGTACGGGCAATCGCGTTATCGCGTTTATTGAGATGCATTGCGTCTTCACAACGGGACGTTGGCGCGGAAAGCCCTTCGTCCTCTTGCCGTGGCAGAAAGCGTTACTGCTTTCCCTCTTTGAAGTCTTCCCCGATACGCTTCTACGTCGGTATCTGTGGGCCTTGATAGGGACGCCGAAGAAGAACGGAAAGACGGAGCTAGTAGCCGCGCTTGCGCTCTACTTCCTCTTAGGCGATGGGGAAGTAGACCCGCAGATAGCGGTAGCTGCCTCTGCGGAGGAACAAGCAAACATTCTTTTCAACGCGGCCCGGACAATGGCGGAACTCTCCCCTACCCTCTCGCAACTGACAGAGCGGTTTGATAAGGAGATATATAGCAAGCTCCCGCAAGGCGGGAGAATGATCCGCGTTGCCGCCGCTGTGGGAAGCAATGACGGCCCCTCTTGGTCAGTCGTAATTTGTGATGAACTGCATGAGTGGACAGGCCCAAAGGGGCGGGGCGTATGGAACACGCTAACCAATGGCACGATTGCACGTAAGCAGCCGATGGTATTGCAGATCACGACGGCGGGTGTAGACCGTGACACGATCTGCTATGAGCAATACGAATATGGAATGAAGGTAAACGCGGGGGAGATTGACGACCCGCGATTCTTCTTTCAGTGGTATGGCGTCCCCGATGAAGCCGATTGGCGCGACCCTGAAGTATGGCGGGCCGCGAATCCTTCCTACGGGGTTGCCGTCAATGAGGCGGCAATCCGTGACCAGATGAACCGCAAGCCGGAGGGCGTCTTTCGCCGCTATTTCCTCAATCAGTGGACAGAGGCGGAAGTACTCTGGCTTCCTTCCGGCGCGTGGGAAGCGTTAGGCGATTCCGACCTATCCCTAACGGGAAGAGACGAAGAAACCGAAGGGGAACCGGCTTGGGTAGCTATTGACGCGGCAACGCGCTATGACTCAGCCGCCGTTGTCATTGGACAATGGCAAGAGGGCAAGTTAGCGGTAGAGGCGCGGATATGGGAGCGGCCCTTTGACGCGGCAACGGGTAGACCGTCTGAAACATGGCGGCTGCCAATGGCTGAGTTAGAGGAACATGTGAGGGATTTGTACCTCGCATACAACGTTCAAACCATCGCCTATGATCCGGCATACATCACATGGGTAGCACAACATCTCGCGGGGGATGGGCTACCAATGGTCGAGTTTCCCCAATCGGCGGCACGCATGGCCCCGGCTTCCCAAGCCCTCTATGAGTTGATTACCACACAGCGGCTTACGCATCCGAATCACCCTACGTTCACCCGCCATATCAAGGCGGCGGCTGCTGAGGCTACCGGCTCCGGTAACGGAGCATGGCGGCTTATCAAGGGCAAGGCGCGGCGGAAGATGGATGCGGCTATCGCGTTAGCGATGGTTTCCGCGCTGGCAACGGCGGGGCAAGAAACACCGGCTGAGACGAATCTATGGGTATGGACTGACGACGATCTGCGAGAGGAAGTCGCATGAACACGTCCACAATCACTATGCGTAAAGGACGGTGGACGGTGTGACGAAACAGCAGGAAAACGCGGTAGAGGCTATCGGCTTCATCCTCATTCTCTTTGGCGTGGCTCTTTGGGTACACGCGCCGTGGCTACTCATTATCATTGGCGCGCTCTGCGTCTACAGCGGTAATACGGGAAGGGCGGGCAATGGCTCTTCTTAGAAGTCTTATCGAGAGGCGCGGAAGCGTCCTTGAAAACCCTAACCGGCCTCTGACCGATGCCACCCTTAGCGAAATGTTCAACGGCCCGCCTTCCGCCTCCGGCATCAGAGTAACGCAGGAAAGCGCGTTAGGCATTACCGCCGTGTACGCGGCGGTCACACTGATAGCCGGAACCGCTGCCTCCCTACCGCTTCAGGTATGGAGCAATAGACCGGATGGCAAGAAGGTTGCGCTACGAACACCCGGTAATCAAGTGTTGTGGGGGCGTCCTAATCCGTCCATGACACGGCAAGTGTTTTGGGAAACGGTTTTCGGATGCCTCTCATTGTGGGGCAATGCCTACTTTTGGAAAATCAAAGAGGGAAGCGGCGCGGTAGCGCAACTCTGGCCCATCCGTCCAAGAACGATCACCATTACCCACGTAGACAAAATGACGGGGGAAAAGACGTTTGAGGTTCAGGGGGAGCCGCGTAGTTACTCGCAGAGTGACATTATGCACATTCCCGCTTTCTCGCTTGACGGTATCTACGGCCTCTCGCCTATCGGACTGGCACGACAGGCCATCGGGCTAACTGCGGCGGCGGAAGAGTTTGGGGCGCGGTTCTTCGGGCAGGGATCACAACTAAGCGGCGTCCTCTCTGTGCAGGGGACATTGACGGAGCCGCAATCGAAACGGCTTGCGGTTCAGTGGGACAGGCAACACGCCGGAATGCAGAATAGCCACCGTCCCGCCATTCTCGACAATGGCGCGACATGGCAGAATATCGGTATTCCGCCTGAAGATGCACAGTTTCTACAGACGCGACAGTTTCAGGTAGCGGAAATAGCGCGGCTCTTCCGCGTGCCGCCTCACTTGATAGGCGATGTATCCGGCTCTACTTCATGGGGAACCGGCATCGCGGAACAGAACGCAGGCTTTCACCGCTATACGTTGATTCCTCTACTCGCAAGAGCGGAACAGGCGATAAGCGATGATCCTGACTTGTTAGCCACCAATCAAACCGCCTCCTTTGATCCTTCCGGCCTGCTACGGGCCGATCTGCTGACGCGCTACAAAGCGTATCTGCTGGCGCGTAACGGCGGTTGGGAAAGTCCGAATGATATTCGGGCATTTGAGGGCGAAGACCGGATTGAGGGTCTTGACGATTATTCGCCGCCTGCAAAGATCACGGCGAAGGAAGACGTAGCCGACGTGGGGCTAGACGGGGACGGGGGGAACGGTGGTAGCGCGTAAAGGAGTTGAAAGACGGGTTTTCAACACAAAGGTAGAGATTAGAGCCGCCGCAGAGGACGGCTCTATTCCGATGGTTGGACACGCGGCATTGTTTGATACCAGAGCGGAGATTGTTCCCGGCTTCTTTGAAGTCATTTCAAGGGGAGCATTCACAGCGGCTATAGGCCGCGACGATGTAAGAATGCTCATCAATCACGATCCTAACCTTGTCCTTGCTCGGACAGCATCGGGAACGCTCCGACTCTCGGAAGATGAACAGGGCTTGGCGTGTGACGCTGATATGGCGTCTACGTCCTACGGGAAAGACCTTGCCGTAAGCATGGGGCGCGGGGACATTTCGCAAATGTCTTTCGCCTTTAGTGCGGAAGCGGAAGATTGGGCGGAAATGCCTAACGGGGACTGGCTACGGACTATTCGCCAAGCCAAACTCTATGACGTTTCCCCCGTTACCTATCCGGCATATGACAGTACCGACGCTTCTCTGCGGAGCGCGGCGGATTTTCAGGCGCGTGTCAATGAGATGCGCGAATCACAGCGGGTTTATTCGCTAGACCTTCGGCAGCGGCGATTGCGGCTCCGTAGCAAATCGGCGTAAAGGCTTTTCGTTCACCTTATTGTAGGGAGTCAAAACACGATGCACGTTGCCGACTATGTTGCAAAGCGTAACACGCTGCATAACGATATGCAGGCAATCATTGACGCGGGTACGGCGGATAACCGGAACCTGACCGCTGAAGAGGCGGAACGATACGACAAACTAGAGAAAGATTTTGATAGTGTAACTGCCGACCTTCGCCGCGCTGAGAGTGCGGAGAAGCGCACCGCTGAGATGCGGAAGATCACGCTTCCCGATTCGATTACGAATCCCGCCGCTGGCGAAAGTGCCACGCGCAAGAAGGAAGCGGAAGCGGAGTACCGGGAAGCCTTCGGCGCGTTCCTGCGTCGTGGCGTTGGCGGTATTACGGCGCAACAGGCCCAAGTGATTCAGACCCGCGCTCTTGCGGAAGGAACCGGCTCGACAGGTGGCTACCTTGTGCCGCAGGGCTTCTACACGCAGATCGTGGAAACCCTGAAGACCTTCGGAACGCTGCTGAACGTTGCGACGGTGCTGCATACGCCTCTCGGCAATGCGCTTCCGATTCCGACGATGGATGACACGTCTAACGAAGGCGTTATTGTTCCTGAGAACGGTTCTATTCCTGAGTTGGGCGCAACCTTCGGTCAGAAGACATTGGGAGCATACAAGTTCTCTTCTAACATAGTGAGGGTTTCGTATGAACTCCTGAACGATTCCGCTTCGGTTGTGCTTCCGCAAGTCAACGACGGCTATTCAACCGGCGCGGCAAGCGGCGTTGAGGGCATTATCAACGACATTTCCGGTGAGCGCATTGGGCGAATCAT